TATATTAGTATTTAGTATATAGTTGGGTTTTCCACTAGTGGATTTTCCATTAATGGATTTTCCGTTTGTGGAATTATTAAAATTTTCTCCACTAGTGGATTTCCCGTTTGTGGCTTTTTCTCGATTTCTTCTCTTTTCTAAAGATACAATTCTTTTTTGTTCTTGTTGTTCAAAAATTTTCATTGCTTCTTTTTGTGGAGTTTCGTATAAGATCTCTTCCCATTCTATTATCACGTTCTTTTCATTCTTTAAAGGTCTTTTAATCATATAGCCGTATTTTCTTAATTCTCTTAATCCAGCTTTTATAGAATCTGTTCCATCTTTTGCGTGATTTTTTAAGTCTGTTACCTGACACTTCCAATCGTCTGGTTTACTCATAAGATAAGCAAAAATTCCTTTTGCTTTAAAAGATAAGTTTTCATCATTTAATGCTGTATTCTTTAAAACTACATAATCTTTATTTTTATTAATTCTAATAGTTGCCATAAAAAAATCCTCCTAGTTGTTTATCCAAAAATGGTTTCACAAATAAGAGGTATTTACCCGATTTCTATTGACTATTTTAAATGCATATTTTATAATTATAATCATAAAATAGATAATAAAAAGGTAATACCTTTTGTTGTGTCCGTATTAATCGTGTAGTCGGCAAACTTTCGATTAATGCGGATTTTTGCTTTTTTGGATATTTATTTTTGCGACTAACTTAAAATCATTTAATATTATAATATAACAGAATATAGTAATTTGTAAATAGTATTTAAAAACATCTTATGTTATCTATTAATATAATTAACTATCTTTTATAATATTTATCTCTAAGTTCTCCCTGCTCTTCCTTTCTAGCCAAGACGTCTTGCTTAAGATATACACCTTTTTTAACTGCTATAAGTTTACCTGTTTTATTCATGTTAGATAATCGTTGCTTACTTATTTCTAAGTATTCAAGCACTTCTTTAGATTCCATTGTATTCTCTTGTATTAGTTTAATAAGCTCATCTCTGTCCATTTTAATCACCTCAAGCTATTTTTTTTATAACTTCATATTTTTCAATAAGATTAAATCCATGTAATATAATATGTTTTACATTAGCTAGTACAATATGTTTATTTCTATATGTAAGTTCTTTAAATTTTTTGAAGGCTTCTATTTCTATATCACCGCAGTAATAAATTTCTTCGTTCTCTAAGTCTTTATTGACAACAACTAAATATTTTTTGCTCATAAAATTGACTCCTTTATTTTTTTATAAGTATAATATATAATTATATCAAAAGGAAACCAGGTGGGCTGGTTTCCAATAAGTATTAGGCAATTCTATAGTTTTCTTTATTTGCCTTGTGGAACTGTTTTAAACCTTGGATTGTTGGGACAGTTCCTTTTTTTATGCAATTTTCAACGTAGTCTTTTAAAACTTTTACATTCATTTGTATCACCTCCTGACAATATATATTATACCATAACTGGATACAAAGTCAATAGATATATTGAAATTTATTTTATTTTTTATAAAAAAATCCATGTGGTTATTTAAAATTTGTAAACTTAAAATAAACCAGTGACATAAATAGTTAAAAAATGTTTACTTTTATAATTTATTTTAAGTAAACATTTAAATAATCTCTTACTAGCTTATCTATATCTTTTTTAATCCATTTATTCTTTTTTAAAAGGTCTTTGTGGGACTTTGTTATTCGAATGGATATTACCTCCTGTAGAGGATTTTCTGTCTTCTTACGACCTCTAGCCATTAAATACACCCCCTTAAATGTAAACATTAAATAATATTAATATATAAGGCTTATAAATAGTTTACAATAAATGGTAATTAATGTAAACTTAAATTAATATATTGATAAATAATTAAAATACAGTATACTGTACCAATGTTGTACTAATAAAATTCAAAATAATGCTTGACTTGTACGTATAGTATTGGTACAATATAGGTACAACAAAACAACAGGAGGTATTTAATAATGAATGAATATGTTGCAAGTCTTGATATCGGTAAATTTGATGTGAAATCTATAGGAAGAAATGTAGTTGGAAATGTGGATGATATTAAAAGAATATCATTTAGAACTAAAAGCTATAATTTACAAAATGGATATATAGACGTGGAAGGTAACTCTTATAAGGTAAAATATGATGGAAAATCATATATTATAGGGGAACAAGGGGAAACTAGAAGCAACGAAACTAGTAAAACAAATTTATTACATAAAATCGCTGGATATACTGCTATTACTCAGCTATTAAAACCAGGAACAAAAGACAATGAAATAAGCATAGTTTTAGCTTGTCCGTTGAGCGTGCTAAAGATACAAGAAGCTAAAGAAGAGTATAAAAATTTCATAAAAGGTAATGGTGAAATAAATATTAATATTAATGATGAAAATTACACCTTTACTATAAAAGATATAATGATAAAAGCCGAGGGAAGTGGAATACTTTTTACTGAAACTGAAAAATTTATTGATAAGACAGTAATGGTAATTGATTTTGGTGGACTTAACATGGGCGTAAGCTTATATGTAAGTGGGGTATGTAAACAATCAGATAGATTTATAGAGGAGCATGGAGCAAATACATTGACATTGTTAGTGCAAGAACAATTAACTGCAATGAATAAGGGGAATATAGTAAGTTATGATCAAGCCGAACAAGCACTTAAAAAAGGTCATACCATAAAAAATGGGGAAATTGAAACTGAAAGTATTGATAGGATTAATAAAGCTAAAGAAATATTCTTTAATAAAGCATTAGACATAATAAAAACTCATGGATATGAGTTAGATAATTATGATGAAGCTGTATTTATAGGTGGTACAACTGAAAAGCTAAGAAAAATTATACAGGATAGATTTAAAAATGCTATAGTTCCGGCTAATCCACAATGGACTACAGCTGAGGGATTATATAAAGTTGCTTGTGCAAAATATTGCAAATAGGAGAGAGTTAAATGGCTAGACCTAATACTGTAACGGTTAGTTTTTCTAAGAAGAATTTAGATGTTAAAAATCTAATAGATAATAAAAAAGAGCAAATAGAAGGGTTTGAACATAGCCAATACATTTGTGATGCTATTAGATTCTATGAGAAATATAAAGATAAAGAATTTAATAATATAAATAGAGATGAAGTCATAAAATTAGTTGATGAAAGATTTGAAAAGTTAAAGGAGCAACTACTAAGTAATGAGGTTGTTGTTTCTTTAACGGATGAAAAAGAAAAATTTAATGATGCAATACTGGAGGAAAATATAGAAAATATAAATCCAGCATTTTTAGATGAAGATTAAGCTTTGGGGAAAATACCCAAAGCTTTTTTATTATGTTATACTTAGGTTATGATTATAACCTTTATGTAATTCGGAGGAAAATTATGAATAGAAAAGAATTTGATAGCCTAGATCGTATGCAACAAATAGAATATATAAATAAAGAATTAGGTAGCGGGAAGAGCCTAACGGAGTTATCTGAGAAAATAAATATTAGCAGGTCTACTATAAGAAAAAGATTTAAAAAATTAGGATATGAATTTAATCAAGAACTTAACAAATATATATGTGATAAGCACAACATAGACATCACACATAAAACTGAAAGTGATAGAAATATGCAAGGTGATAAGAGTAACCTGGATATGGTACATATGACGTCTTTAAGGGAAGATACTAGTATTGATAGTGTTGGTGATAAACATAACATTGATATCACACTAGAAAAGTTAAATGATAACGCCGATAAGATTCTGAGGATGTTGGACTGGTGGGAAAACAGAGATAGCAAAATAAATATAGATTTATCTAAATTAAATAATTTTAATAAAGAAACTAAGCATAGATCATTTAATGTTAATGCAGCAATATTAAATGAATTTACTGATTTTTGTAATTCGCATAGAGAATATACACAAGTAGATTTATTATCTGCTGCACTACTAGAATTTATTAAAAAGTATAAATGAAAAAATTTTAAATTATATATGTATAAATAACAATACTAATGGGAGATACTTAAATTATAATTATTTTTATTATAAATATAATTATAAAATTTTTGTTTTAAATTAAAATGGATAACAAAAAAATTATTGATTATTAATATTGAATGTGATAAAATATCACTGTCATATTTTAATCAATAATGTTAAAAAGTTGGGATGTAGATGCCCGTTAATTTTGGATATAATGTCCGTAAAAGATTAGTACTATTGTACTAATCTTTTTTAATTTGTATTCAAAGCTTTTCTTAATCCATAATGAACAGTAAATTTTCTATCCATATCTATTTTGGGGTTACCATCTCTTCTATACCCCCAGGAATATTGATAACTTTCATCTGGCCTACCATGGTGAACTTGCCAACAGTTACCTATAACCCCGAACTTGTATAAATCTTCTAACGCATCGTCAAGACTAGATATATAATTAAATGTTTTTTTATGTTTTCTATAAAACCTTTTTATACCATTATAATAGAATGAATTTCTACCAAACTTTCGTATTAATAGTAGATAATTCTCTACAATCTCTAGCTCAAAGTGTAAACTCATTTCATTATATAATTCTTGTAAAAACCTTTGTGAATATGCTTGCTTACAACTTCTAAACATTTTCTCTTCAAATGTAACTTCATTAGGGTTAGCTTTTGCTATAACATCTAAATAACATATTATATCTCTAGGCCGTCCAAAACTATTATCTATTAAAAACTTTAATGTAGTATCTCCATTTATATTTCTAGGAAAAAGTTTATAGTATAACGCCTTGTTATCTAAATTTTTATATTCTTGACAGCTGTATCTTATTTTATTTAAAATCATTTCCATAAGCATATGCTTTTCAGGTGAATTTTCTTTTTTTGTAATCCAATAGAGATCAATAATATTGTCCGACAATATTTTATTAAGATTACTAGAACGTTTATTTAATTTATTTAATATATCACGTCTTAAAAGCATTATACATCTACTTGAAGTCAACCCTTTTTTTAATAACAACGTATTAACATCCTTGAATGCATCTATTAATTTTGCAATGGCTATTAAGGACTTATTATCAGCTTCAATGTTAATATTCAATTCATCTAAATCATCTATTATTAATATTATACTTTTGTACTTTAAACATAGAAGTATTAATTCTTCTATTTCATCTAGAACCTTGTAGAATTCTTTCCTTTTGTTACTACTACTTTTAGACTTTTTTTTATGACCGAATATTTTAGGTTTATGTATTTGAGACATAGCTACTTCACTTTTAATAGAATATTCATCTGACGTTAAAATCTCGCTAATTTCAAAGTTCCCATTAGGATATCTTTCTGTATAAATTTTATTTAATTTTCTTAATGTTCTTATAAATTTCATATGGTTTTTTATATTTTTAAGCCATTTTAAATCTAGTTTAAAGCTTCTAATTCTTAGTAACTTGTAAATTTCATAATAAATCATCCATTTAAAAAATGGTACTGATTCATTATCGGAAAGAACATCATTATTTTTTTCTATTAATTTTATTAATGCTATATCATTCTTATTAAATACTTTGCATTCTATATTTGTTGATTTACAAGTTTCCTCTACATATCTTCCTAAAATAGTTTTCCCAGTACCTTTTTGACCTGTTATTATAAATTTCATTTTATTATTTATTAGTTCATCATACTTGTGATTTCCCTTATAAAATAAATTCAAAAAATTATCTTGATTTGATTCAGTATCACCATCAGCAAAGCCAAAATATAAATCTTTTAATTCCACTGTCATATTATTCCTCCAAATGTAAGATGTTCTATTATTATATCATAGATAGTAATAAAGCATATTATATTTATAAAATATAATTAAAATTTGATTTATATTAATTTCATATAATCTTTAGATACAAAACCGCCGTGTTTGCCAAAATAAATTTCATACCATCCATTACCGCAATCTTTAAATATTTTAACTGTAGTACCTTTAGGTAGCGATCCTATTTTAGTGCTTGAGCTATTAGGTTGAGACCTTACATTTAAGTTACTGCTTGATGTTGATATTATCCCTTTACGACCATCTAAAGAGCAACTAGTTGATTGAGTGTTGATAGGTGCTGGAGAATCTCCAATTTTAACATCTAATAATCCTCCTACGATTGCTTTTCCTATTGCATCAGGGCCTAAATTTCTATAAGTTGCAACATCCGTAGTAGCTTCGACAAAACACACTTCAACTATCATAGCTGAATTAAAATGATTTAACTCATATAAATGTTGATTATAAGCTATTCCATTTCCATGTCTTTTAAATCCTAAATCAACTAATTTATTATTAACTCTTTTAGCGGTACTTAACATTGGACTTCCTTGTTTAAGTATAACTTCTGTTCCTATTGCTCCAGAATAGTTGCTATAGGCATTATTAAAATGAATAGAGAAAAACATATCCGCACCCCATTCTTTCGCTTTGTTAATACTGTATGCTAAATCTTCTTTTTGCGGCATTCTTCCAGGAGTAACATCTAATACTGATATTCCTCGTTGTTTTAAGTATTTAATTACAGCATCTTTTACTTTCCTATCTTCTACTGTTTCTGAAATTATTCCACTTGCTCCTGGTGCTTGGAAATTATGGCCACCTCTTATTGCTATTTTCATGAAAACCCCTCCTTAAAATTTTATATATTAAAAAAGAACAAGACTATTTGTCCTGCTCCTTGATTGCTTGTCTGGTACTAGATTGTCCAAAATAAAATCCTATAATTAATGTAAATACACTTAAAAATTCTGTGCTACTTATGTGTCCTCTTAATGCTAGTATAGAAAATACTATAGTAGTTAATAAAGCTATAATCTTTTTTATTTGTAAAAATTGTTTTAAAAATTCCATATTGAAACCTACCTTTCTAATTTTTCCTCTATCTTATCTACTGTATTTTTTACAGTATCTAATAAATTAAATTTTTCTGTGAGTTTACTAATGACCTCTTGATACTTGTTTTCTCTTTTGCTATTTTCTTTTAAAACATAAAGGAGGAGGTATGCGAAAAATACCGCGAACACTCCTTGACTTGCCACCATTTTTATTATTTCACTTTCCACTTTACACCTCCTAAAATTTTATATAAAAGTAACGTACAATACTTATCTGTACGCCCTACTATTTCTTAATTTGTTCTAATACCCATTCCTGAGTTGCTATTCTATCACCGTTTTCAAACTGTACTTTATTAGTGTCGAAAATTATTCCTTTGCTACTATATAGCCATAACCACCCTTCTTTTCTTCCACTGTTTTTTGTTCCAATTCCATTTATCCCCTCGCTTCCATCAAAATAGATAAACTTAGATACTTCTGTCATACGTGAGCCTATCTCATTCGCGTTGATAGTTGTAGTATTTATACAACTACCATCTATAATTGTTTGTCCATGCTCTAAATTAGAAAAAGTAACGTAGCCATCTAAATCTATATTTAAAGCCCTCATTTTAATTTTTCTATCACTCATATTAATAGCCGAAACTAGAGCATTACCATTAATCTCTCCACTATCAATTACTAAATTAATGCTATCTGCATTTTGTTCTATCTTACTATTACAATCTCTTATTTTACCGTTGACATCTTTTATTTCGCCATTTACGGTTGAAGTAATACTCTTTTCTGTTTGTTCAATTTTTGTACTTAAATTATTTTTAGTATTATTTACTTCTGATTTTATGCTGTTTTCTGTTTGCTCTATCTTCGTGTTGCAGCCTTTTATCTTATCTTCAACATTACTAGTGATTCTTTTTTCAGCAATCTGTATTTCTGCTTTGTTCTGATCTATTCTTTCAACTGCTGCTGTTATATCGTTATCTGTCTTTTCTAATCTAGTAATTAATTGATTTTTATTTTCTTTTATATCTTCCCTTACGTCCTCAAGAGAATTTTCAAAATCTCTGAAATTATTTGAAAGGGTTTCTTGAAAACTTCCTAGATCTATATTTAAATATTTTTTATTAATACTGTCATACTTATAGCCTATAACTTTTTGTTTTATATCTATTTTTAATTTCTTGTGTTTTACTGTTACTATATCTCCAATTAGAACTTTTTGAAGAACTTTAAAATCTTTATATTCTTCTGTCTTATCTAACAAAATAAAATTTATTTTATAACTTAGCTTTGGAATGTCTATTTTAGATATATTAAAAAGATCCTGTCCTCTTTTTCTTAACGCTTTATATACTCCTTGCAGATCTAATTTTCCAGGTTCTATTTTAATATCTTTAAAGTGCATTTCCTTTATAATTGGGAAAGGGTAACTATTTATATTTTTACTATCTATATATTTTTCCGGTAGCATTAAAAGGCTATTCTTTTCTGTAAGTCCTGTTACCATTATTCGAGTTGCTATATTATTACTATCTTCTATTTCTTCCAATCCTAAAAGATTTTTACCATAGGAGATAGTTACGCCTCTATCTTCTCCAATGTTTTTGTTTATAAAAATACTAAAGTTATCTCTTAAGATTTCACCGCCCCATTTTTTTAAAAAACTATTTTTATAAGTTCCCATAATAGCTTGTACGGGATTTTTTCTTATATAGTAAGCTGTATTTTTTTTATTTTGTAAATCTGAAAAATATTTAAAATCATGTGGATACTGTGTATTGTCTAAAATATATTTTAGACAATCTTCTCCTGACAAATCTGTAGGTCTTACATCTTCTAAAAAATTATTTGCTAAGTCATAGAAAATGTGATGAGCACAAACAATTATTTTATTTGTATTTTTTATAATTTTAAAGATTCTAAAAAGCTGATTTCCTCCTGGTGTTGGTGCTTTTATAATATTATATTTTTGTAAGTAGTCTTTTTTAGGATCTTTGGAATCTAATTCTAAAGTTAAATCATATATGTTATTTAATTTTTCCTGGATAGTACAATCTAAACAATTGTTTAATATCGTTAATCCATTATGGTTAAAAATTTTTTCTTTACTGTCATATACAACTATCATTGTTTCACCTTCTTATAAAAATAGGCAATAAAAAAAGAACTTTTAAAAGTTCCTATCTATTGCCTAAATAAATTTATTTATTGCGTATAAGTTTTCTATTGTGTAACAAATTCCTCGTTATGTTCTTGTGTATTTTCTTTAATGCTTATTGTTTTCTCTAATTCTTTCTTTTCCTGTTCTTTCTCTAAGAAAAGATTGCAAATCTCTTGGTATTCTTTATCTGTAAATGCATTACAAACATACATTACATCCACTTTTCTTCTTAGTTCCTTCTTGTCCATAGTGCCATATTTAAATTGATTTTTTATAATTTCTGTTAAGTTTATCATCCTTAATTACCTCACTTTTTTTAATTTAATTTATTTTTAGCTATATTAAATCCTTTTTCTATAAGTACTTGTTCTATTACATCTAACCTTTTAGAATTTGCAATAATTTCTTCTGGGGCAATACTCCAATCTGTAGCTACAAACCCCTTTTCTACTTTGGCATTTCTTATATATACTTCTGAACCTTCCTTAGCATAAAGAACTATATCATTTGTTAGCCTTAAAGGTTTCCCTACGTATTTCTTAACTCTTACCCATTCGCCTTTAGTATCATCAACTTTTACTGTAATTCCTGTCATAGAAAATCCTATTAACATATCTGCTTTTTTATCACATTTAACATCAAAACTCAATGAATAGTCATAACGTAAATCCATATCTATAGGCTTTTGATAAATACCAATCAAATCTTGTTTAGTATTTACTATGTGACAAGTATTATCTTTTATATCAATTTTATTTTTTTCATCTGTTTCGTTTTTTTGAAATCTTTTTGACCAAAAGTCCAAACTTGATATAGAACTATTGAGTAAATAATTTCTTCCACCAAAATCATTAAGCTTATTCGCAGTTTCTTCATACTGTGCAGTAACTTCTTTTTTATGTTTTTCATATTCTGTATTTTTTACATAGCTGTTAATATTTAAATCTACCTTTAATTTATCTCCAGCAGTAATTGTATTTTTAAGATTACTATTAGTATTATTTGCAGTAGATATTGTATTATCTAAAGCGTATTTTAAATTGTTAGCGTCTTTTTTTACACTATTCCATTCAGCTATTCTTTGCTTTTCGTTATCTTGTCTAGTATTTTCTTGTTTATTTCTAGTCAATTCATTTGTATTTCTAGCAGTCTCATTTTCTATTCTTTGCTTTTCGTTTTTAAGCCTTTTTTCTTCTTCTATATGCATTGATTGAACTATGTCAAAATCTGCCTTCTGTAAATAATATTCATTTGAATATATAGATTTTTCCACTTGCATAGTAAAATCCAGGCTTGTTATTTTCATAATGTTTTTATCAAAAATAGACAAATCACATTGAATTAAACCTGGATTTTTTAATACTTGTGTACTTAATTTAATTTTTATTTTACCCTTCTTGGCGTCAATTACATCAGCCATGTATAGTAAAACTTCTTTATCTTCTTTTAAAAAATTGAGTCGTACGGTGCAATTTGTTAAATCAAAAGCTTTACTATTTTCACTTATAGTAATATAAAGAACACTGCTATTATCAAGCTGTTTTAGTCCTCTTATATCCATTACCTTTTTATCTTTTATATCTATGTTTAAATTAAAAATCTTTTCCATAAAATCACCTACCTTTATATTGTTCTCCAATTAGGTGTAATTTCTATTTTATTTATAGCACCATTCCATGTGATATTACTTTCTCCTGGATCTAATTGAGGGAACTCACCACACATTTTATTATTGCAATTTATTGTACCTTTGTAGCACTCTTGTAACACACTATTTATAGTTATTTTTTCTTCTACATTTCTAAGATAAATTTTTTGATTGTTAATATTAAGTACTATGTCGCCACTTCCGTAAATAGTTCCAATAGGCATACTATTTGTAGCAAATTCGGGACTTATTAAGGTAGTTGAATTTACTATCTCAATTACGTCTAATCCCTTATGGTAATAAACAAAAGGATCTAACGTAAATTGTACTTGTAACCTTTTTATTGCTCGTATTTTTGTAATTATATCTGATACTTTTACATCTTTAACTTTATAAAAAATATCTGTATCATTACTAAATGTTAATTTATTATCTTTGAAATTCATAAGCCAACTTTTTATCGCTCTTATAATTCCAGGATCATCGCTTTTAAATCCAAAACTAATAATAATTTTAGTATTTTTATATCCTTGATCCTCTGTTAGTGCTTCCTGCACACCTTCAATATTTATATTTTTTATAATCTTTTCTGCGGTTGGAATAGAATGGATTTTCTCCATTACAAGACCAAAATCCTTATAACTGTTATATCCATTAAAATCTATACTAATCAATTTATCACCTTCCGTATGCAAAGCTATAATCATTGTCTAAGCTTTTTAATTCTTCACTCATAGCAGGTGCAGTAACTCGTGCAATTTCTCTGCTATCAAGATGTACGGGAACTATAATAGTTTTTTCTCCACCATCACTATTACTTAAACCTTCAAAATTCTTTAATACATTATTAGCAACTTTTTCTGCAACACTTTCTGCTGTAGCCATAACCATTTGTTCAGAAGCTTCGTGGTTGTATACTCTTGAACCTTTTGGAAGGTCATACAATTCCCAACCTCTTTCGTGTAAGAATGTTAAACCACCTTGCCAATGGTTTGTACCTGTCCAGTTTTTGCCTGGTTCTCCGCCTTCTGTTTTAGTTTTAATCCAACGATAAATAGGAGTATTCTTAAACCAGTTTCCGAGTTTATCCCATTTATCCATAATGCTTCCATCTGTAGTGTTGATACTTTTCATAACTTCACCATTTTGCTCTTGCATTTTTTTAACTATAGCTGTTTTCTGTGCTTCTGCTTTTTTAACACTTTGGTCTCTTTGCCTTTCAGCTTCATTAATCATTTTCGTAGCTTGATCTTTTGTAACTGTACCTGTTACATCTCTCATGTACTCGATTTTAGCTTTAGTTTCAAGATATTGTTTATTTGCAGCGTCAACACTTTTTACCCTTTGATTTTCTGCATTTTTAATAATATTACTTGCCTGTTCTGCTGTTAATCTAGTTCCATAGCTTTTTATTCTTTCAAGTATAACCTTTGATTCTATTTCTTGTTTACTCAAAGCTTGCACGGCATTTTGACGCATATTTTCTTGATACATATTAATGTCCTTAACTTCGTCAGCCGTTAATGATCTCTTCTTTTGACTAGCACGATTTAAAATATCCATTATTTTCTGGTTATATTCTTCTGTACTAGCTTTCATGCTGTCATTATAATTTTTTTCTTTTTGCAATATCTCTGCTTTTTCTTTTTCTGTAAGACTTTTATTATTAGCAAAGAATTTATTAAGCATATCAATTCTTTCTTTATAATGTTTGTCATAGCCGTTTTTAATCTCTGTGGTCATAGTAGTATACTTATTTACTAACTCTGTTTTTTGTTGCTCTGTTAATGCAGTTGATTGCTTTAATATTTCTTTAAAATGATTTACTGTGTCAACTTTTTGTTTACTAGTTAAATTAGTACAATCTAAAACCATGCTTGTGTATTTACTAACTATAGCTGATTTATTTTGCTCTGTTAGGTCTCCCGTACTCTGAACTAATCCCGTAAAATCTCTTACCATATTATTTTTTAATTCCTGTGATTTAATTCCTGAATGATTAGCCATTTCAGAAAAATTATTTATTACTGCCGTTTTCGCCTGTGCTGTAAAAGTATCGCTATTAGCTGCAATAGTATTTAAACTATCCGTGACATTCTTGTCTACTTCCATATAAGTCCCTACAGCTTTTTTTGTTTCCTCTGAAATCTTAATAGTATCTTCGGTATAAGTGTTTACTATAGTTCCTGTAGCGTCTTTAAATTGATGTGCTGTCTTTTGCATGCTGTCTGCAAATAAGTCTGTATCTTCAATTACATCTTTATTCATGTGATGTATTCCTGCCCCAACTGTTGCAACTACGCCTACTGCTATTGCTGCGGGTGGTGCTATTGCTGCCAAGCTTGCCCCAAAACCCGACAATGCTGCTCCTCCTGCTCCTGTCGCTACTGCTGCACCTTCTGTTGCTGTAGTTACTGCTCCAATTCCTGCCGCGGCTGTTGTTCCTGCTGCCCCTGCGGTTTCTGCTGCTGTTGCTGCACCACCAAACATGGTTACAAGTTTTCCACCCCACTTGAACAATGTTCCTGCTGTAGAAATTACGCTTCCACCTGCTCGTGTAAGTACGGGCAATGTTGCCGCTAACATTAAAGATTTTGCTATCATCTTTTGGGTTTCGGGATCTAATTTACTAAATCTATCTGCTAGTTCTGAAACTTTATTTGCTACATCTGTAATTGCAGGTGCAAAAGTTTCATATAGCTTTATTCCTGCCCCTTCAAGGGCTGATTTCATAGTTGTAATAGCACCCTTGGCATTATTCTGCATTGTATCCGCCATCTTTTGAGTAGCACCATCACAAGTTGTTATTGCTCCCTTAAGTTTTGCATAATCTCCTGGTGCTGCATTTACAATTGCTAATAATCCTGACATAGCTTCTTGCCCTGCTAACTGTGCCGCTATTGTTCCTCGCTGTGCAGGTGTTAACTTAGTAAATGCTTTTCTTAAGTCTTGTAAAATCTGCTCAAAAGGTTTCATTTTGCCATGACTATCTGTAATTTTAATGCCTAACTTTTCCATAGCTGCTGAACTTTCTTTTGTTGGTTTTACAAGTCTAGTAATTATAGATCTTAAAGCTGTACCACTCTGTGAACCTTTAATTCCTGCATTAGCCATTAACCCTAAAGCTAATGAACAATCTTCTGCTTTATATCCTAGAGATCCACATAAAGGTGCACAATATTTAAAAGATTCACCTAGCATAACAACATCCGTATTTGCATTACTTGAAGCTGCTGCAATTACGTCTGTGAAGTGTCCTGCGTCTTGTGCTTTAAGATTAAAAGCTGTAAGTGCATCGGTAACAATATCTGACGTTGTTCCAAGTTCTGCCCCTGCCGCTGTTGCTAAATTAAGAATAGGTGGTAAACCTGCCAACATCTCATTTGTTTTCCAACCCGCCATACTCATGTATAGCAATCCTTCACTCGCCTCAGTTGCACTGAATTTAGTTTTTGAACCCATTTCCTCCGCCTTACTTTTCAAAGCTTCTAGGTCACTTCCTGTTGCTCCTGAAACCGCCGATACTTTTGACATCCCTTCCTCAAAATTCATTCCAACATGTGCTGCTCCTGCTGCAAGTGCAGCAATTGGCATTGTTACATGCGTAGTCAAAGTAGAACCTATATTCTTCGCCTTTTCTCCATACCCTTGTAACTTTTCACCGTGCTGCTTCATGGTTTCCCCTGCTTTAAGCCATTTATTTTTAGACTTTTCAAGTTCTACATTTACTGCATTTAAGCTGCGTTTAGTTTTTACCATCTGTGCATTTGCTTTATCTGCATTTGTAGTATATGTCTGTATACTCTTAGCATTAGATTCAACTGCTTTTTTCTTTTTATTGTACTCTTGTGTAAGCCTATCAACTTCCGCTTTTGCTTTTTTTGCTTCTTCTGATTCCTTGCCATATAATTTTATAGCTTCCTGGTACTTTACATTAGCTGCTGTTAATGACGCTTTTAATCTATTACGCTCTTTAATATTTGCGTCCATTTTCTTTCCTGTGTCTTCTATTGCTTTTTTATAAGTTTCAACTTTTTTTGTCTGCAATTCTAGCTGCTTACGTAAAGCTTGTTGCGTTGTTCCTAGTCTTTTGGTATTGCTACCAAAAGCTTTTATTTCACTATCCGCCAATTTAAACGCTGCCTGTGTTTGCTTAATACCTGCATTTATTCCAGTAATGCTGCTGTTATATCCACTACTATCAAGCACCATTTTTGCTGTTATTCTTTTCTCTGTATTACTAGCCAATTAATCACCCACCTATATCGGCAAATCTTCAATGTTTACATATTTTTTTATTTGTTTTGGTTTTGATTTATTTTCTTTATCTTCTTTAGTCCAACCATTAAACTTACAATGTTGTTCCCACATCTTACATATTTCAAAAAATGTACTATCAAGAAACTCTTCTTTCGAATAATTAAGATGTGTTTTTGCGATATATAAAAGCCAATCAAAGTCTATTTTGTAATCTCGCTCCTTTGATTGGCTAGCTAGTTTTTTTCTTCTAATCCTTCTTCTTGTGCTTCTCCTGCTCCCATATATTCAAAAAATACATCAGTTGCTAAACTAGGAACTATAAAACTTAATTGTTGCCCTGTTAAACTGTCTATTAGTTCGTCAAGATCCCATTCTTTTTCCATGCAACTACAACTTAATATTTTTAGTGAATTAGTAAAAAAATCTTCTCCTTCCATCATTCCTTTTAAAATTTGTGGATATTGACCATACTTTTCATCAATTCTTAAAATAGATCTATTAGTTACCTTGAAATGATAAGTAATACCATTTATTTTAAGAATATTTTTATTTAAAACTGCTAACATAAAAATTCACCTCAAAAAAGGCTATAGAAAAATAGCTATAGCCCTAAAATTTCTTATTCTGATTTTTCTAAATTAGTTTTTGCTGCTTCATTTTCTTTAGCTTCTTGCACCTTTTTTACTGCTTCTAATACTTCTTTAATTTCTGCTTCTGTAGGCACATACACTTCTTTGAAGAACTCTTCATCTGTCATTCCATTTTCTTCATCGATTTTATATTTCCATGCTCCATTGTTGTGTAGAGTTCCGAAGGTTGCTTTTAGTTTTTTAGCCTGGAAGTTAGCTTTTCCTTCTTTGCCTTTGTAACTTTCATCGCTAATTGCGAAAGAACCTTTGTAGAGAATTACATATCTTGCTTTTCCATTTCCCTTATTAGCTTTAAATAATAATGCAACTTCTCTTGCCTTATCATTATCGCTGTAAAGTACACCGCCTTTTTTATCTATTTGATGTCCTAATAGAAAAGCTTCATCCTTTTCTAATAAATCAGTAATATCTAACTCAACATCAATACTTGCAAGTGTTGTTTCACTAACCCATAATTTATTTTCTGCATAAAATTCATCACTAGTTACTTTTGGTTTTATTCCTATCTCTTTTATACCTGCAAAATATTGGGGCTTCCCAAATTTTAATCCTTCTCTAGTATCTTTTATTATTTCAGCCACGTATAAACATTCAAGGCCTACAACTGGCATTACTTCTGTTGCTGTGTTTTGTTCTTCATTCATTAACATTACCTACCTTTATATAAAATATTTTTGAATATAAAAAAGCTATTAAGATTTTAGCGTTATACTAAATCTCATAGCTTTATGAAATAACTTTGTATCTTTTTCATATAGATCCGCAGCCATATCTCTGTTAAATCCTGCGGATAATAATTTTTTCTTAACTATATCTTCAAGTGATGTATAATCACCCTTTGAAAATATATCAACTTGAATAACATAAGTAGTAAAAGTTTCTTTATTCCCTTCATAATTTGCACCGTACTCATTTACAATCTCATATTCTAAGTATGGATTTTGGGGTGCTTCTGCTCTTAAGAAAAAAGCTTTTTTATTAGGTAATAAATTAATTATTTCAGAATCATTTAATATCTTATTTAATAACTGTTTTATACTCATTTGATTTTATCCTCTAATAATTTTTTAGTTAAAATTTTAAGGGCTTCGTCTTCACTTTCTTTTACTGCTTTTTCAAAGTAGCCAATATGGTGCTTTTGTTGACTTGTCCCGAACTCTTGAAAAACATCGTAAAAAGCTTTAGCCCTAACAATACCTGCTATTCCTAGTCCCTCCACTTTTACTGTTTTTGATACTTTCTTAAGTCTTTTAGTATGCCCTTCTGGTGTATTATTTTCTACAGCCTTCGCTATTGGTTTTATTGATTCTCTAACTGCACCTTTTTCGTCACTATCTGTAATTGTCATACCTTTAACCATTTCCCCAAATTCTTCTAATCCTTCAATTTGTATTCCATTACTCATTTATTTCACCTTGATTATTAATAGCTTTTATTTTTACTCTTTTATTCTCATATTTTATATTATCAATAGAAATAATTTTAAAAGTTTTATTCTTAAATCTTATTCTAAAAACATTTCTATCGACGTTTTCTAAAAACTTAGAATATCGTACAGTAAAGACTATCACATCTTCAAAATTATTTGCTTTTGCCGCCCAAAACTCCTTACCATAGAGATTATTTACCTTAGCCCAAAATGATTTCTCAGTTACCCATGTATCTAACTCAAAACCATTTTCATTAGTTTCTACTATTTTCTTTTCGAAAAAAATTCTTTTATTAAATTCTGATATATTTACTTTAGAATCTTTCATTCTTTATATCCTCTGTACAATTACTTAATTTCTCTAATATACTTGTAGTAATTCTATCTTGTTTTAAATCTTGTCCCACTGTAGTGCTTCTATTTTCATACATATCAGCTATTATTCTTTTTTGCAATAAATATGCTAATTTTATTAGTTTATTATTTGATTTATATAATTCACCTACCATAGATTCTATATATACTTCACTAGCCTCTATTAATTCATTTAAAAGACTATCTTCATAATCTTCATCAATCTTTAAATACTCTTTTATTTCATTAAGTTTTATATTACTCACTTCCTTTAATTTAAAAGGATAGTATTAAACTATCCTTTTCTTAAAATTCTATTTTCTTTATACTTCTTGTTGATCCTTTAACTACTCCAAATCTTTCAAGTATTCTAATTTTAACTGTATCATCTCTAAAACCTGCTTCTGTACTTCTAGCCAATGTAACTGCTTTTCTATCACAATATTTAACAGCTTCTTTCCAGTTTAAACTGTAAAATACATTTTTACCTTCTGTTGCTTTTAAAATTGTATCATCCGCCGTAACTATTTCTTTTCCATTAAAATAATATTTTCCACCAACTTCAGTAATTAAATTTAAAGGCCTATCATTTTTATCTTTTAAATTCTTTAAATAAGCAAATCCATTTGTATCTGTTAATGTAATTAAACCTGCTTTTATAGCTGGTAAAGCTGTATCCATTGTTTTTTCAATATCTTCGTAAGAAGTTGCTCCTGTTACTTCTTCTGTATTTTCTGTAATTATTTTTAATATTTTCGAATTTTCACATGCGGTTACTATCTCAGTAAAATTCTTTTTTGCTAACCCTTCAATTTCTATTTCAGCATCGTCTACAGTTTCAGAACTTAAACTTTGAATAAGACCATGCTTAGAACATTTGTAAGGTATATCTTTAGTAACAAGCTTGCCATCTATAATATTGTCTCCTTCCTCAACTTCTGGTAATTCGTTTTGATCTAAATCAACAACTGGAATTGTACCTTCATTTTTAACAACTGGAATAATATCACAATATTCTTTTAAAGACCCGAATCCTTTTTTAATTTCTTGTAGTTTATTAACAAATTGTTTAGGAATTACAGCAGAATTGTCTGATGTTTTTATTGTCGCTCTTTCTTCCGCGGTTATTTTTTCACCCATAATATTTTTTACTATTGCTCTAAACTCATCTACTTTCTCTGACTTCTTTTCTTTATTTTCTTTTTGACTTTCCAAATCTCTTTTTTCTTCTTCCTCTTCTTCCTCTGCTATCTTAATTAACTTTTCTAAATCTCTTTTTTCTTGCATTGCTTTTTCTGCCTTATCAACTTCCTTGTTGTTTATAAATCCTCTTATCTCTACTTTTTTACTTTTTAATGATGCTCTTAATTCTTCTAAATTCATCTTTAAATTCACCTTTCTTATTATAATTTTATATAAAAAAAGAACTGCTATAATTCCAGTTCTAAATTTAACAACTTAAGTTTTTCCTCAATATCTTTATTATTTTTTTCTTGCTTAGTAAAAGAAACAATACTATCTTCTATACTCCTTTGTTCTACTTGTATCTCTAAATTATCTCTATTTTCTATAGATGTTCCATAGTATGCAGGTGTTCTAGTATCATCTAATACAGAAACCTCACTAACTTCTATTTTTTCTAAATATCTTCTATCTATACCACTATCTGTCTTACCCCAACTATCTTTTAATTTAGAAAATCCAAAACTCCATCCTACTAATTTTTTATTTTTAGCTTTTTGTACCACATCTTTATCATATACCCTTGCTTCTGCATATAATCCAATATTATCTTCTGTAAGATTTAACGTTCCTTTCTTTGTTGAAGCTATTTCTCTATTTTTATCATGATTTAAAAGTAAAGGTATATTATCTTTTTTAGAAATTGCATTTTTCCAAGTACCACATCGAACCTGTTCTACAAAAATTCCTTTTGCAGTTGGAATTTCTCTACTATCTCTTTCAACTGCATTTATATATCCTTTTATTATTGCACAATTATTTCTTACTTCTACTTGCATATTCCCACCTACTTACTTTTTTTATTTACATAGCTTACATTTCCATTTACAAGATCACTTAACAATACCTGTCCCGAAGGTAAAGTTATTATTACTTCGCCACCTATTTTTTGTACTCCTAAAATTTCTTTAGCATAATCTAAATCATACACTCCATTTTTTACATATGTGCTTATTACTTCTGCCTGGGTTTTACTATCTGTTCTAAGTAACACGTTTATATTAAATCTTATTTTATAACCTTTGTCCCTCTCAGCGGACGTTAATAGCTTCCAATCCATTTCTTGCTCTATCTGTTCAAATATTATAAGTAAGCAATCTGTTAAAAACTTTATGTTATCTTGTTCTTCACTAACTGCTGTATCTCTAATAATTCCCAATTTACTTAATGGTACGAAAAAACTAGTTGCTATTTCTTCTTTTGATAGCTTCCTTAATTCAGTATATTGTGCGTCCGCCAGGCTTAAATTCAATGGTTGAACATTATACCCTGCTGGAATAGTAAATACTCGACCATTGTTAGCATATATTCTATCAAACTTAGATTGTACTTTCTTTAGTTCTTTTTCTTCTTTAACATCTGACGTTAATTGAACTACTATTTTACTAGTTAGACCATTGCTAAATAATTTATTTAAATAATTTTGACTCTTAAGGCTACTATCTAAACTTTCAGATAAAATACTTCTGTTTGCTTTACCTTTCAGCCCATCTAATGTAAATTCTCTTAAAATTATTATATCTTTATCAAAACAGCTTCCAGTTTCACCATCAAAACTTTCAAAATCCCATAAAATTTTATTATTTTTTGTACTCTTTATTAATCCAGCATTATCTACCGTTAAGTTTGTAATTCTAACTGGATATAATCCTTTTATTTTAGATCCTTGCCTATCAATAAAAAGTCCTGAATATCCCCAATGTTTTGATAATCCTACAAATGCTTTATAACAATCTATAGCACTCATATAATTATTTGGTCTTAATCTTAATTTGTCATACAAATAATGCTCTTTTGCTAATACCTCACCCTTTTCTGTTTCTCTTTTTACTTGTAAAGTACATTTAGCAATACTTTCAGCAATAATCTTTATACAACTAAAATAGGTACTTTCTTTCATTTCCATTTCAAAAGGGGTAATATCATATCCATTTTCAAAAGAATACATTGACTTCCAATCATTCACAGTTTCTCTTCTTTCAATCAATTTATTGAAAATCATCATCTCACCTCTTTTCTGAAACCTTATATAAGAAGACACTAAAGGCTATTAATGTTATTCCTAAAAAATATAGCCCAAAATACTTATTTATTTTAAAATTTGTATAATTGATGATGAAAAGCCCAATAAAAAAGACTATTTCCATAACAAAACTGTCATTTAAAATAGTCCTTTTAAGTAAATTATTTAATCTTTTTTTCAATTTTATCACCTACCAACTACCAATCAGTATTATCTAAAGCTTCGGCTGCATTGTAAGCATTATCTTCGCCTAATAGTTCCGTATAAGCAAAAATTAATACAACAACCATATCTATTCTTTGCTTATCTTTATTTTCTTTTATGAGCATCTCATCATCTGCCTTACCCTTAGTTGTACAAGCATTATTCATATTCCAATCTAATAATTCATTTTCTACATATCTAACCTCATAATCATAAACTTTTTTTCTAAATTCCTTTGTTGCTGGGCTTAAATTAGTGAAAGTTTGCTTTAATAAGACAACGTCATAATCTTCTCCTAAACGTTCCACCATTTCTTTAGCGTTCATAGGATCTGTTACAATACATTCTATAGTACATTCATATTCCTCTTCTAATCCTCTTATATATTCTTCAACTTTAGTGTAATTTACTGTCATGCCTTCGTGTATATCGCAATAACCATCTTTAGCATATTTTCTATAATCTATATGTTTTTCTCTTCGCTTTACCAAGCTTTCCTCCGGTAAAAAACCATGTGAATTACAATAAATTATATTATCTTCTTCGAATTCTATTCCTACAGCAGTTAAGTCTGTAGTAACAGAAAGGTCTACGCCTACTTTAACCTTTTTCCCTTTTACCTTCTCCCTAAACTCTTTGTCACTAATCTTACACTTTTTCCAATAATCTATATCTAAGTATTTATTAAGTTCATTGGATTGTAAAAATATATTAAAATTCTTAGTAAATAGTTCTTCCTGTTCACTTGTTTTTATCTTTGCTGTTTCCCTATCTGCCTTTATTTCTTCATAATTTTCTTCAACTCTAAGAGGGTTTGCTTTATATATAGCTTCATCTGTCCAAACTTCTTCTATTGTTGCATAGTAAAGTAATGCAAATAATCTTTTATTATCTAAAACACCTTTTAATACTGCTCTATCGTACTCCAATTCCTCTAACATTATAGAATCGCTTTCAGCGTAAGCAGTAGTTGTTTTAATACATAATGGATTAATTACACTTAATTGCCCTTTTCTCATAGCTTGAATATTTTCATTTGTGACAAATGCTCCAACTTCATCAGCTACAAAACAGGCTGGTCTTATAGAATTATTTTTATTTGCTTTAGCAGTTCTAGGTACATAGTAACTATTTGTTATTAGACATCTAATAACCCCTATTTCTGAATCAGATACAAAAAAATGTTTTTTTATTCCTGGACTTGCTGCAATAAGTTGTGCCATAGCTTTTCTAGTTTCTTTGGCTAGATCTCTATCAATGCATATAGAATAGAATTCACTGAATAATTGTTCTGTTAGCATAAGTAATAATAAAATTAATGCTGCTATAAAACTTTTGGCATTTTTTCTTGGAATAAACAAAATTACATCTCTATATCTAAACTTCTTTTTATTATTTTTATATCTCCATCCAAATATAGCCGTTATTAATAAAGCTTGAAAGCCACTTAAGCCATCTAATACTTGCTTTCCTGCTACAAATCCAGTTGCATAATTAAATAGTTTTAATAACTTATTTATTTTTTTCAACTTTTTTTCATCAAAATAAAATTGAAAATCTTCTTTGTACTGATTTTCATAATAGTCTTGTATAAAAATACTACATTGTAAAGTTACTTCTATTGTTGTTATCTCTTTACCTGATACAACATCTTTGCAATATTGTAATGCTTTATCTAAAAGAATCACTCGTCATCATCTTCCATTAAAGCTTTCAATAAAGGATCTTCTTTTTTCTCTTTATTATTCAAATTTAAATTACCTAACTTTGCCCTACTCTGAGGTGATAAACTTAATTCATTACAACATCTATATAAATCTTTAGTATATTTATCTTTAGCAGACATTAAATCTTTATTAAATAAACCAGCTGGATTTCTATTCACTATTTTTTCTATAGTTGTTAATCTATCTACAGCTATAGCACATGTAGTTAAAATGTAAACATCCAAATTAGTTAATATTCCTGTTAACTTTAGTTCTTCAATAATAAATGCATAAATCTTTTTTTGTTCCTGTGAAAGATAATCGGGCGGTTTATCAATTTTATCCGCTAAAGTTTTCAACCTTTCTTCTTGCTCTTTTCTAGCTTCAATTTCAGCTTTTGTATTATGTCTACTTTGTGAATCTACAACTCTGCAAGGTCTAGCCATATTTTTCACCTTCTTTACTTTGAAATCTCTAAATTTTCATTTTGGGAATTTTATTCGACCGAATGACAACCTCGGACTTTCAAGCTTTACCTAAAACTTTTCAGCCCTACCCCCGGGGTTAATAAAATTCTTCTTTGAACTTAATACTTAATTCTTTTAATTTTTTCTGTATATTTATTTTTTCTATATGGCTCTTGTCCATTAGCTTATGAACTTGCTTGTGACAAGAATCACATAGAGGTACTAAGTTTTCTTTGCATAGCCTTAAATCAAATCTTTCTTTAGTTGTTTGGATGTGATGAGTATACTGGCTAGAAATATCTAACTCATTGTTCCAACACATTAAACACATACCAAAGAAATCTTTCTTAACTTCCTCGCTTAAGTTTAGCCAAAACTTATTTGAATAAAATCTTTGTCTTTCTCTCTCCTGGCTATCTTGGAGCCTTTTAGTTTTATAAACTTTATATGTTCTTCTCCTCTTTTCTTCTTCGCATTTACATAATGATCCTAATGATATTTTATTTCCGCATTCAGTACATTTACGATATACAGGCATTTAAAAATCAAACACCTTAGACTTTATTTCCTTCTTCTTAAGCTTTAATATTTCTTTGTCATTTGCTACTTTGTGCGGGTCTTCTTTCCATTTAACTTTTTCTTTATTAGTTAACCAAAACTTTTGAGCATTTAAGTCAGGTACTGAATACTTCCTTACTTGCTTAATAACAACATCCTCTTTCACTAAAATAGTTTTACCATCTTCTGAAAGAACTTCATTTTTTACTTTAGTGGCAACTTCCTCAGTATATTTAAATCCAAGACATTTTTTAAACAATGCTTTTTCTACTTCCTGGTTAGCTTTATCTTTTCCCGTAGCAATTGCACCCTTAAGTGCTACGTTAACACTCTTGTATTTCCTGTATGTGGAATATCCTATTTCAAGTTTATCTGATATTTCCTTATCAGTAATACCTTGTGCAACCCAAGATTCTATCTTGTCTAAGTTACTTTCAATTAGTTCTTCATAACTGTCACTTCTTGCCATTTTAAACACCTCCTATCGTAGCACTTACTCTTTAAAGTGCTACGATAATTCGTGATATTTCCCACCAACCAAAAATCAACTTATTTTAAGTTATTTAAGAAATACCATTTAAAACGCTCATACCCATTAGTTTCACTAGGGTTTAAGCATATTTCATATAATCCCTCGAATGTTCTATTTATATATATAACCGTGCATTTATTTTTAACTTTTGCTTCTTATATACATCCTCTTTTTTTGATACTTGTATAACCTTCCTTCTTAAAATAGAACATTCATAACTAAAAAATTAAAAAGGCTATAACAGAAAATCATTTAAAGTATCGCTATACTTGTCAAACTCTTCTCTATCTAGCCCTAAATATCTTTTAGTTATTTCTACATCACTATGACCTAGCATTTCCTTAACCATTATTATATTGCACTGACTTTCAATATAAATTTTATAAGCATATGTTTTTCTCATACTGTGAGCTGTTATATTTTTAAGTCTAAAAACATTTCCTGCTTCTCTTAAAATCCTACTTACATGTGCAACTGTTATGTGTTCGTTAGTACCTTTTCTTGATTGAAAAATATACTCATAATCTTTCTTATCTTTTATATATTGTCTAAGTAATTTTTCAGTTTTGTATACTAACTTTACTACTCTAGGCTTCTTATTTTCTTTTCTTATGTTCTTGCTATTTTCTTTTTTACTTTCCATGATCTCAAAATAGCCCTCTTTGATTGCTTGTTTAATATCTCTAACTTTTAATTTTACTAAATCTCCTGCCCTGTATCCTGTAGTAATTCCTAAGACAAATAAAATATAATCTCTTTCGTTCTTATACCTTAGAAAGTCTTGTATATCTAAGATTTTATCTTTATTTTTAATAGGATTGGCAGGTCTTTTTTTCATGCCTTAATCACCTCTTTTCCCAATAAAAAAAGCACCTAACTTTATAGTTAAGTACTTTAAAAAAATGAAAGGGATGAGATCTTTTATTTTGTTTTCTTATGCTTTGCCACCTTTGGCATAGTAACATAAGTTTATTATAATGTTTTGTTTTTTTCCACTGTTTTGTCCCTAATTTGTCCCTAATTTGTCTAACTTTTTTAGAAATTTTCAAATTGAACTCTTATTCTCTTTTGATACTCTAAAATATCCCTCATTATTTTTCTAATATTTTCATTATATTTATCAATTTTTTTAAAATCAGTTCTTTGTTTTTCTAGTTCATTTTTTAATTTAGTTTGTAACTTGTATATTTTATTCTGCTTGGATTTAGTAAAATCATCTACTATTATGTAAATGTATTTTTTATTACACCTATCACATTCAAAATATTTTATAATAATATCATTAATTTTTTTTTGCTTAAGTTCTTCTTTTTTAAGAGTAATTTCTTTTTTACATCTATCACATATAACTATATTGCAATTCTCCATTTTAATCCTTTTCCCCCTTAAATATATTCTAAAGCTATCATAAACTTTTTTAATGCTCTATCTCTATAAAGATAAAATTTATTTTTACTCATCTTTAATACTTTTAGTATTTCATCTCTACTATATGAATCTCTAAAGTACCATTTTTCAACTAATTCTTTTGATATATTGTCTAACCTTGGTAACACATTAGTTATTACATTAACCTTTCTTTCTTTTTCCAAATCTTTTAATACGCTTTCTTCTAATAAAGAACTATTGTTCTTAACTGTTGAAGCTTCTGCACTCCACCGAGTTGGATACCCAAACCCTGTTGATTCTAGAGCAATTAACCAAAATGGATAATTTTTTAAATCATTCTCTACCTTTTTCTTTAGTCTATTTGATATTTTCTTATCTAGCATATTGCACCTCCTAGTCTTAGTTGCTGATATTTCCATCCTCTACTCACTTTTATATTTTCTAAATTTAAATTTTTATTGACTATTTCTATAGCTTCTCTTGCACCACATCCATTAAAATATAATTTAACTATTTTTTCTATTATGTCTTTATCCATACCCTTCTCCTCCTATAATCTTTTGTTTAACTTTAGCCTTTTTTTATATAATTTCTGTCTGTTTCTAACCCTTTTATGATACTTGTCCTTTATTTTTAAATGTTCTTCTAATCTCTTTACTGCTCTACTTAATAACCCTTCCATATACCTCATATTTCCCACCTCTTATTTATTTTCTAATTCCATAATTCCCATAAGAGCATAATTTGCTAAGTCCATGAAAGTATCTCTTATACTTTCATCTTCTGTATCAGCTTCTCCATGCAGTAGTAATTGCTTTGCTCTACTTAATTTATCATCCAGCCTAATACAAAGCATTGATGATCCGTACTCTTTATAAGTTTTCTCAAAGCTATCTCCATATTTTTTATTCTTCAAAGTATATAATGCATTTAATTCTTTGCATAATTGTTGATGCTTTTCTACTTTACTCATTTATCTTCACTCACTTTCTAATTTACATAAGTTTACATAAGTTTATATATGTCTACTAATATATTTTTACTATTCTGAATATATAGAATTTTCTGCACCTTTTATAAGACATAACGACGATTTTGTCTTAAAACTTCTATATACTCTAAAGTCTTTATATAACTGCCTTTGCAATAGTTTTTAATTTTAATCTAATGCTTTGGTTTATTAAAATATGCTTATTTGTATATCGACAGCAAACAAATTTGCTAATTTAACAACTTTATTTAAACTACATAATATTACATATGTAATTTAAATATCTACTTTAAATTTACATTTCAATTCTTTATAAATCTACTACTTAGCTTTTATTGCAGCTATAATGGAAATTATTAATGCTAATGTTGAAAAAACTAATTGTGATATACAAATCATATTTTTCAAACTCATATTCATCACTTCCTTTTTTATTATATTTTTATATTTAAAATTCACCTAATTAGTGATAAAATTTTTATTGAAAGAAGGTGACATTTTTGGATAAACTCGCTCCGATTTTTACTGGAATTTCAGCTATTTTTGCTATACTAGCATTTTTATTTAGCTTGTATACTTTTTATAAAACAACATTAGTTAAGCTTTCCGCATCCAATCTTTTACCTAATTCACCCTCTAGTAACATCAATGAATCTCCATTTAAGTGCCTTGCAACTACATGTCCTTCTTTACCAGATGCTCTTACTACAACTGTATCTATATCATTTACTTTAATTAATTGACCTCTTTTATATTTTTCCATCTTAATCCCTCCTAAAAATATACTTTCTCATGTTTCATTAATGGGAATTTTCTATAATAACATTTACCTTTTCCCTCATGTATCTGATTTTCTTTCATTAGCTTTTTAGCTTCCTCTAGCTTGTCTTCTGTACAATCTTGTCTAACATAGTTCTTACTGCTTACTCTAAATTCAACTCTATATCTATTCATATCCCTATACCCTTTATTTTTTTTATAAACTGGACATTATATATTGATATATCACATACATTTTTATCAGTTGTAAATGGCTTTAATTTGCTTTCTAGGATATTCATTGCATTTGCTTCTATCCTATGTTCTCTTCCATCTTCATAAGTTATAATTGCTTGTAGCATTTAACCCCTCCAACTTTATTTTTGCGAATCTTTTAATTGTTCTGATGCCATTTGTAGTCCTATTAAGTATCCATATATCCTGCTAGGTATAACTCTACCTATATCATAAATCCATTCCCAATAATCACAATCTTCATGTGAAATAAAGTCATTATATTCTCCATTTACATATTCATAAGCCCACTCATCTTCACTGCTACAGCTATCTGCCGCTAATATTAAAGCACTTATATTATCCATGAACTCTATTTTTTCATATTCATTTTCAAATACTCTATCTTGAAGCAATTCTTCTTTCCATTCCTTTAAGCTTTTAACCGCTTCATCAGAATCAAAATCATATTTACTATCACTAAATGCTGCTAATTTCTCATGAAAATATGATGTGTTGATGTCATTAAATGAATGTATATCTGCATTCCATGTCAGATTAAATATTGCTTCACCTAAATCACCTGTTATATAAATTTTATTTCCATCAAATACATATCTAGTGTAGCAATAAATAGTACCTGGCTTTTTCCATTCTAAAATCTTAATATTTCCACAATCAATAAGTTTGGCTTTATGGTCCTTAAACCATTTTTCTTTTATTTCCTGTTTTAACTCTTCATCTCTATTCATAATTTTCCCCTTCCTTATTTCACAAAATACTATTTTTGCCAATTAACTTTTTTATTTTTAAAAGCATTTACTACACTTAGTAATATTTCTCTACTTTCTTCTTTACTTTTATTTGTTGCAGCTGCTAAAGATTCTACTGCTTATTCAAATTTCTTTGTACTCATTCTTGGTTCTCCCATCCTAATAATTTTTTTTCTAAATCATCAAAATCATAATCCCGTTGCTCATAATTATTGAATGAGTCAACTTTTTTACTAACAACCCCTTCTTTCGGATAACCTTCTTTCTTCCAATTTTTTAATATTCCATTTATATATTTCATATCAAGCTTATTTACTTCTAAAGCTTTTTCTATAGCTTGTTTAACATTTTTATATTCATGTTCTTCTATTGCTTTTTCTATAGCTATTACTGTTATGTTTGATGTATTATTATTAGTTAGTGTTTTTATATGACTAAATAATTTTTGAGAGAGAGAGAGTTTTTCTATATCTTTTTCTCTCTCTTTATCTATCTCTATCTCTATATCTTTCTCTATCTCTATATCTTTCTCTATCTCTTGTCGGACTCCGTCTTTTTTGTCCTGGACATTGTCCTCTAACATTTTCAATTCCTTTTCCTGTTTTAATTTTTCTCTATATTGCCTTTTCTTTTTAGCCCACTCTGATTCAGCACCAATCATATTTTTTGTTTCTGTCATGAAAAGCGTACCATCGTCCCACAATTCCATTAGTTGCAAATCAGTAAATAATTTTATAGCTGCTCTTATTGTGTCTATATTAGTTCCTGTTATATTTGCTAACATTTCTGGCGTATAAGGTATAATACCTCTAAACCTTAATTTGCCTTCTGTTTCTACACTTTTAAGTAATAATTTTAAGTAAAAAATAATATAGTCTTTGCCATTATGCATGTTTTCAACTATTTTGATTTCATCCCTATCAAAAAAATTGTTTTGTAATTTTAGCCAATAAAACCTTTTGCTTTTTTCCATTGTTTTCACCTTCTAATTATTACTTTGAGTATTGGAATCATGTTGAATGGATAAACCGCTTATTACTCCAGATACAAACATTTGTTGTTCTTTAGGTAGCTTGATAAAACCTTTAAATATTTCTATCAGTTCCTCTTGTCTTGTTTTTTTTGACATATTAAAACACTCCTTTTGTCGTTTTTTAACCTTTTTGTTTTGTTTAACAACATTATAATATTTTTTAACAACTTTATCAAGTTGTTTTTTGCATAATTTTTGTTGTTTACAAACATTTCTGTGCATGTTACAATATATATGGGGGTGAACATATGAGAACACGATTAAAAAAACTTAGAAAAAGCTTAAACTTAACTCAAGAAAATTTTGCAAAAAAACTTGATTTAAATAGGTCAGGTATTGCAAGTATTGAAGCAGGAAATGTAAACTTAACTGAAAGAAATATAAAAAAAATTTGTAGAGAATTTAATGCCAATGAATCTTGGTTGAGAACTGGTGAAGGAGAAATGTTTAACACTGTACAAGAAGATAAAGAACTCTTGGATTTTGTTATAAACATAATGGCCGATAAAGATGAATTCATAAAAAAGACTTTTCTTACACTAGCAAGATTAAGCGAGGAAGAATGGGCAGTCGTAAAAAAAATAATGAAAAGTTTACAAGAAGAATAAAAGACAGAGGATCATCTCCCCTGTCTTTTTATTTTTTTAATAATTTTTCTATAAAATATAAAATCAAATCTAATTTTATTCCATCATTGCATTCTTCTATTAATCTTATAATCTTTTGTTTCATAATTATTTCCCCCTAGAGGCATATTTTTATTGTCTATATAAATGTTACCACATATAAACATTCCCCCCAGGAATATTTAACCTAAATTTTTACACGATTTTTTCATTATATTACCATTTTTCATAGTAATTATAACTATATTAAACTTTATATGGAATCATGTTAAAATTGTGTTTATCTATGTATTCTATGTGATTGAAAGGTGGATTAAGTTATTGGAGGTAAGATTTGAATTACGCATAAAAGAATTTAGACTAAAACTAAGAATATCTCAAAAGCAACTTGCTAGAAAAGCAGAGCTTTCTCAAGGGTATATTGCTAAATTAGAATCAACAAGATACTGGAATAAAAGCCCAACATTAAATACTTTAATTAAGATTGCTAAAGTATTTAATGTGTGCCCTTATAAAATAGTTATATGTAATGGTAATTGTAATAATTGCAAATTAAAATAATTATAGTTTTTAATTTATAATCCATTTAAAATTAAATTCAGATGAAAGTATAAGTATCCAACGATATGCTTTCATCTCAATTTGTACAGTATCTAACATATTATAAATGCTTGTCCTCTAAATTGGGGGTTTTAAATTAAACCTGACTTTTTTACAAGGTCTAAGGTTGAATAATTTGTATTGTCGTTATTATCATTTTTACAATCTTCTTCTTTTTTAATACAATCTTCTAAAGAATCACTAGATTGACCTAGTATTACTTTTTCTAACTTTTCAAAATCATAATCTCGTTGCTTATAATTATTAAATGTATCAACTTTACTTTTATTATAAGATTTTTTAGTGTATTGTTTTTTAGCTTTTTTATTAGCTCTATAGGCTTCAACATCTTTTATAAACTCTTCTTTAGTTAAAATGTTTTTTTCTATGTATGTATCTATAACTTTTTTAAATCCAGCAAAACTTTTTATAGATACTTCTTCACAATAATTAATAATAGTAAATATAAATTCTTCATCGTATTTATTTGTATACTCTAAAAATTTAGGTGTTGTTGTTTTTTTAAGTTCGCAAATACTGTTATTGAAGTGTTGGAATATACTACTACTACTAGTATCAGTATTTAGTATATTAGTATTTAGT